CCGGAACGATACCATTCGTGACGTTGGTCAATCACCTGAAGGATATTACGCTACGGCTCCGCCATTCAAGACCGTGTTCGGTTTCGGTTTCCTCAAGAAAGCTAAGTTACCCAAGCTATTTGATCCGGGATCCTTGTCTCTGAAGCCATCTGCCCTAAGGAGATGGGACAGGGCCAAGATTCCGCCGAAGATGCCGAAGTTTTTTAGAATTCTCGTGGGAGAAGACGTTACACCCGGTCTGGGTGCTGTAGGGATTCCACCAGATAGATGGTTTTACGAACCGCCTTATGGGACAGTAACAGTTATTGTTGAGTCGGCTGGAAAACTGAGAGTTATTTGTCCTTATAACTCCCCTTTCGTACACTCCACTTCGCTTTATGCGAGGTGTCGTTACTACCTGCGTGCTATCACGCAAGACTGTTCTCACGATCAGCCTAAGGGGCATAGGTTCGCAAAAGAGCTGTCGGCCAAAGGCCGCTTGTCAGTTTCTGCTGACCTGTCAAATATGACAGATGATTTAACCCAATCGTCTTTGCTTTTCGGACTCAAGGAGCTTAAGGTCAGCAAGCTCCGTTTTTACCTTTTCAATTTGCCTGTAAGAACCCCCATCAGTGAGAGCCTTGTACCTAGGGTACTGCTCATGGGGTTACGAGGGTGTTTTGAGTTAGGTTCCGTTCTGCATCACCATCTTGTACAAAGCGCCCTAGGGACTGAGTATAGGATGTGCGGTGACGACCTCCTTTATCCTGGTGATCTAAATTCGTACTTAGAGGTGCTCCCCCATTTGGGACCCTCCTTGAACAGAACCAAGACCATTGTCTCGAATACTGTTACCACATTTTGTGGTAAGTACTACTACCGCGGAGTTGACATTTCTCCTGTTGCATTTCCTGTTAAGACTTTTTCAAGTTTTAATAACTCAGCACGTTTTTCGTCGCTGAGGGATGTGATAGTTGATCTTCATACCTTTATGAAGACTAAACAAGTAAGGCGTGTGGTTAAGCCATTTCTGGCCGACCTGCACAGTAGTTGGAAAGGTCCTATTCACTACTTCTTACCTGCTAAACTCCGTGGCTTGGGCTTTTATAGCTCAAAGGCCAGTATGTTGAGGCTCTTGGAAAACCGCTCGCGGCGACACTGCGCGGCGCTCTCTATTGGGATCGAGAGAGAGGATCCTCCATCACAGTCGCGTTGGCTCGGATATCCATTCGAAATAACGCCTGAGGCAGCTGTGCGTACTGAATGGCAGCCTACGCTGTTAAAAAAAGGGGCAACAAGTTTTAAGGTGGTTAAGCAGACGGCTGCGGCTACTAAGACCTATAAACTCGTCAAGGTTCACGAAATTTTGCTTTGGTTCTACTTCAGTAAACGACTTCCGGAAGAAATTCTAGTAGTCGCAGACTCAAGTGGTG